TAATCGCTTGCACTAAAATCAAGGCCCAAATAATAATTTTGAATATCAATCGGCGTTGAATATTTAGACATTATTTAACTGCCTTTTCTTCTTTTTTATCCGCGGCTTTTACAATTTCATATTTCTTTTCAAATTCTTTTTTAGGCATATTAACCATAAGGCCATTCTTATAGTTCAAACGTATAAAATCTTTTTTCTCGCCTTTTTCGATAATTTTAACATCTTTAGAATTAATTTTTATTTTTTCCATTTTGATCTCCTTTTTATTTTTTTAAAAAGTAGGGGAGGTCATAACTCTCCCCTACCCAAGAGGCATCTTTTTTGGAGGAAAAAATGCACTAGCAAAAACCTTTGTTCAACGTCACTAAATATTAGTTAGTTGTCTTAACAATTTTCCACCAAGCGCCATAGGCCTTGCCATAGCTAAAGCCTTCCAGGCCCCAAGTCATGACTTTATGCTCTTGCAAAGCATAATCGTTCATTTCTGGATTCTGAATTTTTGGCTCTTCTTCAATGCTCAGAATGAATGGTTTAACATTCGCTTCAGAAACATCGGCCAAGTACCAATCATTAGCATCCGAAAATGGGCGGCTAATAACAGCTTTCAACATTCCTTTCAGAGTGTTTGAACTGCTGTTTAAATATTCAGCTTTGTTGATACTGTTGAAAGTTTCAACCAAAGCATCTGGGCAGATAACCACAAATTCAGGATTACGATTCAATTTGCGCTTTTTAGCATTAGCTGTTCCAGCGGCATCCATCGAATAGTAAAAACCACGAATCGCGGCCATTGCTTTTAGAAGATCTGCGGAAATCTGAGCAGAAGTTGTTCCAGTCCCACTTAAAAGATTGGACTGAGAACCTGCATCTGGCCCAAATTTATGATCAGTATCAAACAATGGTTGCTGATCAAAAGTCGTGCCATAAGTAGAAGCTGCACCAGCTTCCAAATAAGTTAGCACGTCTTCATAAGGCTGATCTTTTGCTTCCATTCCAAGGGATTCAATTTCCTTAACGTACATATCAAGGCCAACCAAAGAATTGGCAGTCTGAGCGCGCAACAAATCTCTTCGAGGAATGTCAATCGCACCATCGAATTCTTTATTTTCGATAGTCACATAAAAAGCATCCGCTGGACTATTATGAATTCGATTTCCTTTGAATTCAGAAATTTTACTCATAATTTTTGTGATTGGAAATTTAGTAGAGCTAACATTTCCAGAGTTGAACTTGTAAACAAGCATTGCCAACTCGGGTTCCAATTCTTGATAGCCTTTATTGAAGGCCGTGTTAGCCGCGATATTGAATTGCTCCAATAAATCTTTTAACAACATTTTTAAACTCCTTTTTTAAAACTTAAAATTCTTTTTTTAAATTACTTATTAGGTATCCGTATCAGTATCAAGATCATTGATCAACTTAACCCAACAATAATTTGTTTCTGCAATATCCATCACTCGACCAACAACAACGGAATAAGTTCCTGCGGAAAGAGTAACAGCATCATCAGCAGAAGCATAACACAATTTCCCGATATCTGCTTTCGTAACAGAGGTCAATTTCAACTTAACAACTTTGCCAGAGTTAGCAGAAATCAATTGAACTTTGTTATCAGCAGCAGAAGCAGTAGATGCTTGGCTAACTTCTTCAACCGCAACGCCAGCGAACAATTCACCAGTCGCATCAGAAGAAAGTTTCACGTTCCCATCAGAATTGCTATTCAGCAAAGCACCTGCATAAATATGCAAAGCACCTGCAACGCAATCTCTTGTTACATATTCAAAATCATCAACTTTTTTAATGATTTGATTGCTTGATAAACTCATTTTTATCTCCTTTCTTAATTATTATACTTCTCAAAATCTTCTTCTTTCAAAGAAGTTTCTTTTGCGAGCTTTCTATATTTCTCTTTTTTGATATCTTGAACAACATCTTCTGCATTGCTCCCTTTTGGTTCTACACTAAAGGCCGCTGGAATGCCTTTGTAAAACTCATTGATCGCTTCCGCATTTGAAAATGCTTTCATGATTCTTTCAAATTGAGATTTATATACAACTCCGTTTTTAATTAATTCTTCAACCGCTGCTTTTTTTGCAGATTCATTAATCTGATTTTTCAACTGCAAAATTTCATTATCTTTATCAGCGTTAATCTTTTTAAGATTTTCAATTTCTGAATTGCTCATTTTTTCTTCAGGTTTATTTTCTACCTGCTCAGGTGCAGCTTCAGGAATAACTTCTTCTTCAACTTCATTTTCTTCAGGCTGATTTTCTTCAACTGGCTTTTCTTCTATTTGATCGGGCGCAGCTTCAGGAACAACTTCTTCTACAACTTCATTTTCTTCAGGTTTATTTTCTTCAGGTTTATTTTCTTCAGGTTTATTTTCTTCTTTATTTTCCTGCTCAGGTTGAGCTTCTTGATTCAAATTTATTTTATCCATTTCACACTCCTTGCTTAATTTTATTTTTGCATCTTCAAACGCTTGAAAAGTAACCAAAGATAACTCATAAATTTCTGCATCAGTGATCTTTGTTTCAACTCTCTCTTTCGTCGTTTGATCGTAAATATCTTCTTTGGCCAAAATATAACAGCCAATGGAAACACCTTCAAGCGCGCCCATATCGATCAAAGGAATAATCTTTTTTGTTACCATATCATCAAGCATATTCAAGGCCGCTTCAAACATTAGTGCCGAACTAGTGTCAGTAAAATTAACTGCGCCAACCATCGATCGAACGTCCCATGCTTCATGATTTATGAAGCAAGGAACACGTTTAATATTTTTAAACGCCCCTGGTTTAAAACTAATCATGCGATAATCTGAAGTTTTTTGGTTATATGGAACGGCCACGCCACCAATTTTTCCTTGATCAGGGCTAAATTTTTCTAACTGGCTAAACTTGAATAAAAGTTTAACTTGCTCTTTGCCTTTTTTATTTTTTCCCTGATTTTGGATAAAAAGTTGATATTCCATTAAAACCTCGCTTATTTAATCTTAAATACTTTTTTCAAAAAGTAAACACTACATTGTCTTTTGCTTCAAAATACTTGCAGGCGGTATATAATTATCAAATTCTGGCTTCTCGTTGTCTACATAAATCGGTTCCCAATAGCTCTTGCATCGATAATGCAAGGGTGGACTCATCATCAACATTTCGGCCGATCCTGTTTGATAAGTCTTTCCAACCATGGAACTGCAAAGATCAGTAATAGGCGCAGCATTTTCAAATCTATAACCCCAAAGATTCTGTTCAATCGTTTTGTAATAGTCCATTTCCCCTAAAGAACAGGCCTGAGCTATGCTGTTGGCATTTGTTAGCTCCGCATTTTGACCAGATGCAATAAAATCATCCATCGACGATTCAACTAAAGCTAAAGTCATATCGTTTGTATAACCTTTTGTTGTGGCGGTATTGGCCACAATAAGCGCAATATCTTTCATGCTAGTAACTTGCTTATCAACGGCCAGATAAGATTGATTAACAACAAAACTAGTTAAAGTTTTTGACGGCAATTGATTTGGATTAGTCGCAAAATCTTGATTGCTTGCCTTTGCGATCTTAATCAAGTGAGGCCTAGATTTCTTTTTTGCATTGTCCCATGCTTTTTTAGCGATTGAGGCCAAACGAATCCCCATATTTTTCTTATAAGAATTTACAGCGTTTTGATTTAACTTAACATCTTTCAGACCTTGTGCAGGAATATTTCCTTGATCGAGTTGCCATTTGATCGAGCCGATTAGCTTATCTGCGATAAGTTCAAGGGATGCTTTGCTGTATTTTGTGAGAGATGCTGTTTGCTGATCAATAAATTGATTTCTTTGTTTTGGAGTATTCCAGAAGCTAACAATTTCCTGGCCAATCTTTTTTTCTAATTTTTGAAGCAGTTGATCTGGATTAAGCTGCATATTTTCATCTTCATTCTCTTCTTCTGGCATTTCTGGCACTTCAGGAACTTCAACTTCTTCATCAGATGGATTAGGATTGGTTGGAGGTGGCGGTTGAATATTTTCCGCTTCTTCTCTTTCAGATTCATCGATTTCTGGGAGGCCGTACATCTCGCGTATCTTCTTCTCATCAGCAGTTTGAGTTTTAATAACGCCTGAATTAATTAGGATATTAATAATATCGGCAAATTCTTTAGATGCTTTCTTATTCAGATTTAAACCTTTCAGTTTAAATTTAGTTGCATCAACATTGGCCCAATTGATTTGAACAGTAGGGGAAATAATAGTTTTTGTAAATTGATCCTCGATATAATCAACAATGTATTGCAGGCCATCCATGAAAAAATTAGATTGATCTTGGCCCAAACTATACGCACCGCCCTTTCCAGTCTGGCCAAGAAGAATGAACTGAGCTAGAACCGAAATTGCAATGCTTGAATCAAAATAGGAAAGATAATCTCTAATCTCAGTAATTTTAAAATCACTTTTAAAAAGTTCAAGATTAAATCCTTCTGGAAGAATAATAGAATCATCTATTTCAGTGTAATTGCGATTGGACATTGTTTCAATTAACACGGCAAAATCAGAATACTCTTGAGAATCTACTCTAATATTTGCTGGCACTTTACCAATAGGTAAGCCGAGAAGTTCACGGGTAATTCCTTTTTTAGCAATTTTCTTGATATCTTTTTTATCAACATAATCATAATAGGCCTGGCGTAAAAGTGAAACGCCTCTTAAGTCGTTACCTTCTTTCCTAAAAGTAAAAAATACAAGATCAGAAAAAGGAATAGTTTCAATTAAACTCTTTGTTGTTATTTGCTCAACAATCTCTTTCTCATAATCAATTCGATAAATTGATTGTTGTAATCTTTCAAGCAATACTGGCATCATGAAAAAATCATTTTCTTTTTTATAGCTTGTATAATATTTATTAAAGCAAGAGAATCCAATTTCTAACATTTTCAAAATGCTATTAAGAGTTGGCTCAAAATTATTTTTAACAAAGAACCAATCATAAATAATATCTAATACTCTTAGCTCTTCATCTGTTGCGTCGGTTATTTCGTCAAGTGTCCAATTGCAAGATAGAATTAAATTTTTGTATGATGAAAGAATTCCACCTACAACGCCGTCACTCTTAGACATTTCAGAAAATGCTTTGCTTCCAAGTCTTCCCATAAGTGCAGCATCAAATTCTGAAGTAATATCCCCTGATTGAAATTGATATTGTCCAGAATCGCCTTTAATTTGCGGATTTAATTCTTTTGCGAATCTGTTTCTCTTTCTCTTAATCTGATTTTTTAAGACTGTAACGTCTGGTGTTTTGCGTTCCATTGCCTTTACTCCTGTTTTAATATTTTTATCATTGCTCTTCTTTTTTGAAGAATCCAAGTTTTAACAAAACCAATTGAAGGTGAAGCACGATTGAATAAAGTTAATCTCTGATGTAATGCAATTGCTTCAGAATTAAAATAATTATTCACTTGCTGATTTAAGACTTCTCTTTCTTGAAGATATTCATCTAAAAAATTACTATTAAAATTAACTTCAATTATCAACGCCTTCTCCTCATGACTTTATTTCTCAAAACTTGTCGATCTAAATTAGATCGCATAACTTCAGTGCCATTGTCCTGGATTTCTTTGCTGCCAATCTCAACACCATCAACCATAGCATCGATCTGATCGTCATGCTTATGAGACATGCCAGCATTAAATTCTTCACACTCAACAAAGAAATCATTTAGCCATTCTACTTCTTCAGGAACAAAAACAAAACCAGATTCTAACTTAGGCATCAAAATATCCATAACTCTTTCAAGTTTGCTTCTATTCCGCTGAATCTCAGATATTGGAATCTTGCCTTCAAATTTGGCCTCCTGGATTAATTGGGTGCCTGATGACTTATCCTCGATATAAGCGCAGGTTAAATGGCCATATTGAGCTTCATTCAATTGCTTTAGATGCTTATTCCAAAAAGCAACAAATCTATTTTTTAACTCATTGTACAAAAACTTTCCTCTTAGCTGATCGATCAAATATAAATAATTATCATGGCCTACTCCCCAACACTGAAAAACAGAATAATCATTTTGCTCTTTATCTTTTTGTGCAGTATCAACCGTGATAAAGCGACGTTTCAAATAGGGGAGATCGCGATAAAATCTAAACATGCTAGGCTTAATAATATTTCCACCAAGCAATATCGGTTCTTGCATATACTGCGCTTGAAACATCTCATTACTCTTCTTGAGATCTTCCAGATCCATCAAATCATGCTTATCTGGCCAAAGGGCTGTGCCATCAGGATTAATTGCTGCTAACTTAATTACTTCCCATTTGTTGCCTTCAGTTGCCAAAATATATCCGGCCAAATCTTCAGGATGCAATCTTTGCATGATCAAGATGATTGGCGTATCAGTAGAATTCAAACGTGATGGAAGAGTATCAGTCCAATAATCAATAACTTTATCTCTTTCAACTTTGCTATGGCGATCCTGTGCTTTCAACGGATCGTCAATAATAAGAGCACCATTAAAACTATAATCAGTAGGAGAAACATAATTATCAATTTTACCGGCCCCAAATCCAGTAATAGGGCCACCAAAAGAAGTTGCATAAATGCCTCCATCCTGGGTTGTTTCCCAAAGTTCTTTTGCTTTTGTATCAAATTTTATTCTCACATTCCACAATTTACGAAATGAATCGTTTTGAATTGATGCTTTAATTTCATTCGAACATTTCAAAGCTAATTTGTGGCTGTATGAAGTATAAATGAAACTAGAAGCAGGATTTCTTGCAAATCCATTTGAGCAAAACTGCTTAACCATTTCAGTCTTTGAATAACGAGGTGGAATATTAATCATCAATCTCTTAATCTTGCCATCCAAAACATTTTGGAATGCATCACCTAAAATTTTATGATGTCCATTTAACAAAAAGGATTGCTTAGTTGATTGACGAAAATTCCAACGCAAGAAAGTTAGATAATCAGTTTCAAGAATTTTTTTCTTTGCTGCATCTTTAGAGTTCATTGTTTATTTCACTGACCGCTTCTTTCAAATCTTCTTTTGTAACTGAAACAATAGTTGCAACTTCTCCTGTGTTGTGAATTTCTTTTTTCTCTAAATACTGGCCAGATGATTTCAAAAAGAATTCTGATAGCTTGATATGTGCTGCTTGAACTTTTTGAAGCATGTCTTCATATTGGATTCTTTTTTTATTAGCAATTCTTAAAATCCTTTTTTCATTATCATCATTTGTTCTTGGATCAATTTCGATTAACCATTTTGCAGATTCTTCCAATTCTTTCTCATAAAGATCAAGTTGTTTCTGCAATCTCTTTGCTGTTTCATACATCGACCAAAGCAAATAATGAAAGCGAGAAACTTTCGTACCTTTGAGCGTTTCAATTTTTCCATCCATGAAATCGCGAATAAGAGTCAATGTGTTTTTAGTTCCCTTTGGTTTACCATTGGGATTTCTCACTTCGCCTTTCTTTGGCGGTATAGTAACAAGATTTTTTTCATTCATTCGAAATCTCCTCAAAAACTATATTATCGAATAGATTTAATAATTAATAGCAAAATATTCTGCAATCAAAATTATTCTTAAAATAAAAAAGCAGATAAGCTAATTTTCCATAAAATAATAGAAAAAATTCTTGCTCTTTCAAAACATTTCTATTACTAATAGCAGATAAGGTTTTTTCAAAAAGTAAAGCATTTTGTTATATCAATTGTAAAATTTACCTGTTCCGGTATGTTCCAC